CTATGCTGCTAATCCGCCCTTTAATGGATTGAGTATAACGGCGTTTTGCAGATAATCTGGTGACAGGTGTGCATAAGCCATTGTTTGCTGGATGTTGGCGTGTCCAAGTATCTGTTGTAGGGCGATAATATTCCCGCCGTTCATCATAAAATGGCTGGCAAAAGTGTGCCGTAATACATGGGTCGCCTGACCGCGCGGCAGGTCTGGTTTTACCATTCGTAGCGTTTCACAGAATTTCCCGTAATCCACTTTGAAAAGCTTCCCACTGGCATTTGTTTTCACTTCTTCCTGCAACTCTGCGGATATGGGGATGGTGCGTTTCTTGCCATTCTTGGTTTCTAAAAAGGTGACGCGGTTATTCACCACTTGAGCGGCGGTCAGCGTGCTGACTTCTCCCCATCTTCCGCCAGTGCTTAAACACAGCAAGGCGATAAGCCGTTCGTCGCCAGATAACACCGCTAGCAACCGATTAATTTCTTCTGTATCTAAAAACGTCATGCCCGGATTTTTTTCAGCTAATGGCGGCAAACCATGCAGCGGGTTTTGCCCTGAAAATTCTTCAATCTTTATCAGCGCAGAAAACATTCCTGAGAGCCGATAGAGATCGCGATTTATCGTGGCGGCACTAATTCCATCAGCCAGACGCTGGCTGCGGTGCTCCATCAATTCCCGTTTAGTCAGTTGACTCACCGCTTTGTCCCCTAATGCTGTTAGGGTTTTTATCAGGTGGCGCTTTTCAATTGTGCCGTTCTTGAGATTCTGGCCGTGATACAACCACCATGTTTCAACCAAATCACTTAACAGGCGGCGGTCTAACCGTTTGTCCGACCACTCTTTTTTATTGGCGTTAACCATGACATATCGCTCAAAAGCGACTGCCTCGGTCTTTCGGTCAAATTTCCTACGAATGCGACGTCCTTCGCTTCCGCAAGGTCTAATGTCCACTTCAAAACGACCATCATCGAGCTTCTTAATCGCCATAGCGAAGCCCTCCGATGTAGCAGCCTGCGTTAAACCACAACCAGTCTGCATATTGATAACAAATATCTAACCAATTCTCTTTTCTGAGTGGTTTGAGGTGGTTTTCTCTGGCCCACTGTGCGCGATGGCTGGTGCTATTTGTCCCGCTTCTGGAACGGTCTTATTAGTCATCAGCCATAGGGTATATTTTTCGAATAAGGGGTTCGATGTGAGTTGCAAAATGGTGTTTAAACTTGGCTCAGCATGATCTCCTTCATAATTTTTTAGGGTACTTAATGGAATGCCGGTGATTTGACAAAACTTAACCTGAGTTAATCCTTCTGCTTGCCTTATCGCCTTTACTTTTTTGGACATGTTCATTGACAAGGTTCCATGAGTAAAACTAAACTCACCGCGAAAGGTTCCATTGGTAAAACCTTTCGGGATACACCAACCACACCGCGAATGTTCCCTAACGGTCTGTAGGGGGTTGGTTAACAGGAGGTTAGCACAGATGAAAGTTGAAGATTATGTGATTCGATATCCACTCGATGCAGTTCACGAATCTAAGTTCGCTGAATTGATAGGGAAGTCGGAAACTGCGGTAAGAGAAATGACCAAAAACAGTAAGTTACCTGTTATTGAGTTACGCGATCCAAGCAAAGTCAATGCCCGCGTGGGCGAGAAGTGGATTTACATTCCTGAGTTCAATCGAGCAGTCAAAGAGGCTTTTTATCTCCGTCCAATTGAGCAGCGTGATGCATGGCTGTTATGGATGGGTCTATAGCTTTAATAGTGCAACGGATTATTCAAAAGGATGTGGAAAATGACAGTTGTTACTCTTGAGTTGACGCGCAAGTTGCCTGAGGGGTTGCGTAACGTTATCGCCAACCATTTAGCCCTGCCGCGCTGGAATGAGACCTGTAATTTTTATAATTGTATGAGTGAGCGTGAGCGCTTGAGCCTCTGTTTTCATGCACAGCTAAAGCAGCGCCATTCGATAATGAAGTTGCAGGAAATGAATGATAATGACCGCGAACGCATGGTGTGCGCGATTGGCGAGTTAAGCATAGCTTTTGCCGAACGGCGTAAAGATCGCATTGATAGCGTGGGGTTCGTTGGCCGCTTAACAATGGGCCAGCGTAAAACGTTATTTTTTCATGCGCAGTTAACCGAAAAAGAATTTAATCAGCCCTATTGGTATTTAAATGATGAGTCATGTTTATGGCGCGAAAAACTATTCCGTGCTTTACGTGAGTTATTGAGTTTATTTAAACAGCCGCCCACGGTATTAACCGCAGTGAAGCCCGAACAATATATCCATTAATATGCCCGTCATACTTCAAGCGGCATGTGTGTTGGCTACGTTCAATAACCCGAATCACTTACTTATGTAAGCTCATCGGGATTATCTCGCTTGCCGCCTTCCTGCAACTCGAATTATTTAGGGTATATGCACAGAGCTATTTATTGTGTCGGGCTTTTTATTACCTGAGGTTTGAATGAGCCTTACCCGCATTAGGGGGCGAGTTGCCCCCACATCGCCCCCCTCATTTATCTCTAAAAAAGTAGCGCCATTTGTTGGCGCTTATCGCTGGAATGCGCCGCGCACAGCCATCGGTAAAGAGAGGCAACTGACCCGTGATGAATATTATCAGGGGCAAGATGCTTTGCGTAAAATCAGCGCGCTTCCGCGTTTTATTGGCGGGATATTTTCTGGCCGCCACGCCTATCTGTTAAAAACCTCAGGTTTACTGACCGCTCACCGTTTTTTATTAACTGTTTTTATGCCGCGTATTTGGCCGCGTATCACCAAAGTTAACACTAAGTATGAAATGAAATTAAGCGGTTATGCCTATGGGCTTTTTATCAGTGAGGCGAGCCAATATTCACGTTTGCCAGGGCTACACGATAAAGATCTCAAAAGATTGGCCGGTAATATTTCCGCGATTTTGTATGCAGCTTATGAAAATGCCAGCGACCAATATGTCAGCGAGCAGGGCGGCGATAAAAAATCATTATTTAGTGATAAAGCGCAGGCCAAAATTTATGGGCTGGTGGCGGGGGCGGCGCGCTCATTGAATATTACCCCTAAATACTGGATGCGTTATTGCAAGGGCGAGCTGGATAGGCAGCACGCGCTGCGCGGCATTATGCGTTTAGTGAATGATGAGTGGTGGGTACGCAAGCTTAAAGCACTGCGGATGCAGTGGCGCGAAGCGTTGCTGATTGCCGCTGGTGAGGTTAACTTTCAGCGTTCGGAATATGCCAGCAAGGTCGCCATTCGTGATGTTCATTCCCGCCGTTTAGCTAATTTGGAATATCTGAAGTCGCAACAGTTGGAGAATGTCGAAACGGGTGAGCGTTGCGACCTTATCGATAAAGTATTGGCGAGTATCTCTAACCCCAAAATTCGCCGCATGGAGCTAATGAGCAATATCGCCGGAATCGAGGGATTTGCCGCCAGCCAGCATCATTGTGGATTATTTATCACTCTCACCACCCCATCGAAATATCACCCTACGCGCCAGGTTGGCAATAAGGCTAACCGGCGTGTGCAGCTTAACCATAAGTGGGATGGCGAGGCGTATTCACCCAAGGACGGTCAGCGCTATTTGTGCGGTATCTGGAGCAAGATGCGCACCGCGTTTAAAGACCGTGAGCTGAAAGTCTATGGGATGCGGGTGGTTGAGCCTCACCACGATGGAACCCCGCACTGGCATATGTTGTTGTTTTGCCATCCCAAACAACGCAGTGCAGTGATCGCCGTTATGCGCCAATACGCTCTGAAAGAAGATGGCGACGAGCGCGGAGCCAAAGAGAATCGGTTCCAGTGCAAGCATATGTATAAGGGCTGCGCGGCGGGATATATCGCCAAGTATGTTGCCAAGAATATCGACGGTTATGCGCTGGAGGGGGAAGTTGATTTTGAAACTGGCAAGCCGTTATCTGACGCCGCCGCTGCGGTGACCGCATGGGCGTCTATCTGGCGTATTCCACAATTTCGCCCGATTGGGGTGCCAACCTTAGGTGCATACCGCGAGTGCCGCAGCCAAAGTTTGCGCGGTATCAGTTTAGCCAAAAGTTTTGATCAGCGAGTTGAGGCGGTTCGCGCCGCCGCCGATGCCGGTGATTTTGCCACTTATATTGCCGCGCAAGGGGGAGCTAATGTGCCGCGCGATGTACAAACCGTGCGAGTGATGCGTGAGGTTGCAGCAGAACTGAATGAGTATGACGAGGAGGTGCAGAAGGTGGTCGGTATTTTCGCCCCGCATCTGGGGGCTGATCATATCCATAAAACCCGCGAGACCCAATGGCGCATTGTAAGCAGGGCTGTTGATGTTGATTCTTTGACGTTAAAAAGCGCCTCCGGCGCGCCTCGGAGTTCTGTCAATAACTGTGGGTTGGAGCAGTACAGTCATGGCGAAGAAACGGCGGTTACAGCGGCCGAGTATGCCGCAGCAGTGATGAAATTGATTGAGAATGGGGATGTTGGGTGGGGGGAGCCGGATGTAGCTAAGGTGCTGGGAGACGCTGCAAGACGGCAATCACCGTCGGTTAATCATCAGCAGCAGAGCTTTAATCCGTCAAAACCGCGTGAGCTTGCTCCGTCGGCGCGATTAACAAAAGAGGAGCGCGCAAGAATCCCTCAGATTCGGTTTGCTTTGACTATAGAGAATATTATCCCACTGCCATGGGAAGTTGAGGTGCTTGCGAGAGGAGTTGTGTTAAGAATCAATAGGAAATGTTTTTATTTTCCACGTGAGGATAAGATTGAGGATGGTTTTTTTCATGCGAATTAGGAAACTTTGTGGATACAAAAATTAAGCTTCGCACCCACAAGGTGATTTCTATAAAAGTATGAATGAAGAGTTAAGCGTTATTTGCCGTAGAAATATCTTCATCAATGTCATCTATTTTATCGTCATGCATGATTTTTATAGATTTAAATAGATCATCATCCATGCTAGCGTTATAACTCCCACTTTTCCATAAGTGGTAGGACTCCTTGAGTTTGTTTCTGGCCTGACCGTACGCAATAGACTTGTTATTTACACCGCTTTTATCTAATGGCTCGTGATGGAGATCAATATAGAAAAAACGAATATTAAGATCATCGCTTGAGGGCTTAATGACATTAACGTCAGCCCAACAGCAGTCACCTTTTACACTTGGACTGCTGGATATATTAAGGTGTTGAAGTAATGGGTTTATTTTGTGTCGTATACCTTGGGCGGAACAATATTTACCCCATGTGTGATTATGCAGATATTTCAACCAGTCTTTAAAAAAATATGTTGATCTTGCCTTTTGATAATAAATAAAAATACCAGCATGATTATCTCTCTTAACATATCTGGTTAACAATTGAAGGAGGCCTTCAAATATTTTTTGATTCCCATATCCTATTTTAGCCTCAGCTATCCAATCATATTCACCATCTTTTGAGGAGACTGTAATATCAACGCTACCATTTTTTTTCGTTTGTTCAGTAGCTGTGTAACCTAAATGTGTTAAAGATGAAACGATGACATGACTTATTTTATCCTCATCATCACAATAATATTTATCGCAAGATGACTCTATTAACCTAATAATAGTATTGATGTCAAAATATAGCGTATCAATAAAATCTTGTTCGCTTGTGAAATTATTTCTTTTATGTAGTTCCGTTATGAGTTTACTTGTATTCATTTTCAACCCACATTTAGCAAACAATAAAAAGAAAGGTATTTTGGATTGAAATCTTCAATTTCTTTACCATTTGTATCAACGGGATCTATATTCTTTAATATATAATTGTTATATTCCTCAGTGGGAATTTCAGAATACTCACGATTTTCATTCTCGTAACAATATTTTATGTCAAAAAGCCCTGACCCTCCTCCGCTGAAAAATTGGACAACTTTTAACAAATCATTATTATTATCAGTTCTAATTGCTTGACGTAATAAGGGTATTGTATAAATATCGGAGTCGATGTGTTCCTCTACATAGTCAAGAAGGTTATAATAAAGTCGCTGGGATTGATCAGTTATAAAAACTGATGAATTACAAAGATCTTTAACTAGCTCCCTTTGCTCATATATTATTGAGAGCATCGCTTTATTTCGCTCTGGTGAGGATATCATTTATCACCCCATAATGTACCTGATGATCCGCTGCTTGTGTAAAATAGAATCCGCCGCAGAATTTGTTCACAGACCAATCAGTTTTACTGGGCTCAAAACCTATTTCGTTAGAAACCGTTTCTTTTAAAATTTTACTGTCCAATCTTACAGCTAGACCAGCAACCTGTAAGTTTAATGTGCTGGGTTTATTGTTTCGTGTTTTTGAAATAACCTCGCGATATCTGCCATCATAATTAGGTTCCGATCTACCTCTTAGGACTGCATCTTCGTCACTATTAGGATCAAGAAAATCAACTTGTACCAAACGCCCATATTTTTTGTCGTTGTAAATCTTCATAATAGCTTTATAAAAATTAACTGTTTGTAAAGTAAGTGTTATATTTAGTTCATTTAATAGTTCGATGAATTTTGCGCGTAAATCATCCATTGCTTTATCTGCTGCTCTTTTTCCAATATGTTTATCAACCCTATATTCTACGCGACTTAAATCATTTGGAATAAATACAGTATTGAAATATTGCTCTGGATATTGATTACTGCGCATCTTACGACGGCCATTTTCAGTTTTTAAAACGACATAGGAGTAAATGATGGCAATACCATCCCCCATGTTTTCAACAGAGGTGATAAAATGTCCGGTAACAGGAGGAAGTCCGGTTTCATCTTCTAATTTTTCAGGGAATACAGAACTAAAGGTTTTAGCAAAACCTTTATATCCTGTTAAAGCTTGGATGCTATTAGCATTACCACCTTTTATATAATCGATAGTGTAGTAATGATTTGCGCTCGTTATTATTTTCAGGGTGATTAAGCGCAGGTTCGAATAATTTGCTGGAGTGTTTTGTTTTATAGGGTCATTGAGGGTGTTCTTTAAATTCTCAAGAGTACTACCCCATCTGGTGGTGACGACAAAACCATGTCGGCCACCTACACGACGGAAGTAGGCCAACTCATTTGTTTGCTCTAAGCCTTTCAAAACGTTATCAATTGCAGAGGCCGAAATTGTTGTGGGTAAATTAAGAACTTGCTGAGTGCTCATTTTATACACGTCCTTTTATAAAAAATTACTATAACTATTTTAATAGGGGAAAACTGTACTATGCAGTTACTCTTTTTTACCATTTTAATCTACAAAGTCTACGCATTCATGTGCATTTTTTTGCATTTAATTTCATTTAAAGCTCGATATGGTCAACAGCAGTTCTAGTAAGGTTTCAGCTACAAAATGCAACTGCATTAAAAGCGACACATAAAGCGGGCAGGCGTGGCGGGGATAGCATTGCGCGCTGGCGGTGTTATTTATGTATTCGCAGATCGTCTGAGGGCGTCGTGGTGCTGATATGCGCGTGCGGATGAATGTTGATGTGTCTTTGTGCCTCGGTGGTCTGCTGTCACCTGTGCGGCGCGTATCGCAGGTATAAAAAAGTCGCCAAGCGGCGGTGATAGTTTGGCTAGATGGGTTACTTGTTCTTCGGTAGTTCATAAGGTTTAAAGCGCACCACCTCTTGGCCTAGCCAGTCGTTCACCTCTTTGATTCGCTCCTGTAGTGGTGTCAGTTCGTTACGCACAAATACCTGTGCGGCTTTGACCACATCGCCGAAACCGCCGGTATTATGTGGGAGCACGCCCATCATCTGAGGTGGCACGCGGTGCGCACTGAGCAGGTCGTCGCGGGTGGCATTCTTGATGTTGAAGAAATCGTCTTTTGTCGCCACTTCACTCAGCGGCACTATCTTGATCCCGTCTGGCTTACCATTGGGTGCGTAGAAAAACAGATTTTTAAAATTCCCCAATCCTTTCGAGCTGCGCATCGCTTCGCGCAGTGCTTCCACATCGGTGTTACTTTGTGCCGCATCAGTCACATACATGATGTAACCGGCGTGCGCGCCGTTCTGATAATACTTGCGGCGAAATAGCGTGGCAGCTTCATTAAGCCAGGCTGAGTTCAGCGAACTCATATATTCCGGCAGGCCGTACAGCTCTTGATTAATATCCGGTTCAATCAAATGGAATACTGAACGCGGTGCAAAACGGTGCGGCTCTTTGAACGACTGCACGAACCAATAAACCTCTTCCTCGATGCCCCGCCGGGTATATTTCGCCGGTGAGCACTCCAGCCGCAAAACCTCTCCTAACTGATTAAATCGCTTTTCTAAGAAAGCATTACCAAAGACTAAATAATCCAGCACATAGCGGCTAAATACCTGCTGGTTCAATAACGGATGCGGGATAAAGGTACTGGCAAGAATATTGCGCTTAACGTAAATCGGCGAGCTGTGATGCACGGCAGCGCGTAGGCTTTTTGCCAGTCCGGTAAAGCTCACTGGCGGCTCTAACCATTTGCCGTTACTGATGCACTCGGCGTAATCGAGGATGTCGCGGCGATCCAATACCGCTGACGGTTCGCCAAAGGTAAAAGCGTGTATCGCCTGATCGGGCTTTTTTGCCATCGCCTTGGCGCGTTGGTTTTTGCGTTTGCTCATCAGTTAAATTCCAGAATCGACGGGGTGACATTGCCGTTTCCGGCGGTGAGTGGCTCGTTAATCATGGCGTGCATCGCCGCCCAAGCGATATCGGCGTGACTGACTTCCTCGCTGCGGCTGGCCTCATAGGTGGCGCTGCGACCGCTGGCAGTCATGGTCTTGCGGATAGCCATAAATGACAGCGTAATGTCGGTATAGCTGATGTCGTACTCCAGTCGCCCGGTGGTGATCAGGTCTTTCGCTTTCAGCACCATGTTGGTTTTGACTTCGCTGCTATAGCGAATTTCTCGCGCTGCGGGGAAGAAGTTGCGCACCAACTGATACACCCCTTGCCCGATGCCAGTGGCATCAATCCCGATATATTCCACGTTATATTTTTCGGTCAGTTTCTTGATGGATTCCGCCTGATCAGCAAAGTCCATGCCCTTCCACTGGTGGCGCTCCAGAATGCGAAACTTGCCACCTGGCACCCACGGTGGAGCCATCACCACACAGCCCGCACTGTCGCCGGTGTGCGAGGGGTCGTAACCCATCCATACCGGGTGATAGCTGAATGGCCGCTCAGCAAATGGCGCAAAGTCTTCCCATTCCACCAACGAATCGACCATGCAGGCTTGCAGCTCCTCGAACGGGAATACCGAGGCTTTATCATCAACAAACTCACACAAAAACAGATTACGAAAATCAGCGGCGCTGTTCTCACGCCTTAACTGCTCGATATCAAAGCGGTCACAGCCGCCAGCCAGTGCATCCTCAATGGTGACAATCTGTCGCCACTGGCCGTCGCCGCACACCGCACCCCCCGCGAGCGCTCGGTGGCTGACATCCAACTCAATACATTCGTTTTTATCCTGACGGCCTTTATTGAAAAGTTCGCCTGACCAGAATGGATATGCGCCGTGGGCGAGGCTGGAGGGGGTCGAGAAATAGGTGGTTCGCAGATGTTTTTGCGACGCCATACCGGAGGCCACTTTGCGTAACTTTTGGAAGTTGGGTATCCAGAAATACTCGTCCACGTACAAATCGCCATTGTGGCTCTGTGCGGTGTTGGAGTTGGTGCCGAGGAAAATCAATTTTGCGCCATTGTTGCCGAGCACGATGGGATCGCCGCTCAGCTCAACGCCCACCTCGCGGGCAAAGTTGATGATGTATTCACGGAACACATAGGCTTGGGTTTTACTGGCGGAAAGGAAGATTTGATTACAGCCACTTTCCAGCGCCTTGAGCAGTGCTTCGCGCGAAAAGAAAAACGTCGCCCCAATCTGGCGCGATTTGAGTATGTCGCGGATACGGTGCTGCAAGCCCATCTGATACCAGTGCTTTTGATAGGTAAAAGATTGCTGGCAGAAAATCGCTTTCAGTTCGGTAATAGCTTCCTCGCTGAAAGTGTTCTTTTTCGGAGCCTTGCGCTCGCCCTTGTTGCGATTGTGCACCTTTGGATTGAGATCAGCCTCATTGCCGGTTTGGCTGTAGCGGTTAACCCGCGCCAGTCGCTCAATTTGGCGGCCTAACAGGTCTATCTCTTTGTAATCGCCGCCCTCTTTTTTAGCCTTGGAAATCAACTGAATTAATCGGGCTTCAATGCTGGCTTCGACGCGAGAAATTGGGTGGATGGCCTCCCATTTGTCGCGCCGTTTCCAACTGTCCACCGTGGGTCTTTTCAGGTTCAGCGTTTCCGCTATCTGGCGTGAAGAAAAGCCCTGCCAGTACAGCAATGCGGCCTGTCGTCGTGGGTCATGCAGCAGCGAAATATCGGTTGAAATAGTCATGGTTGCCTCGCGCAATGTTAACGAGAACAACGCTACGCAAGCCAGGCGGGGCGCGCCTTAGGTGGCGGTTGTGTGGTCGGTTACCAGACGGTGATAGATGGCGATGTGGCGGCAGGGTGAGGAAACTAACCTCAGACCCACACCACTCAGGACACCTGAATAATGGCAAAGAAAGTATCGAAATGGTTTCGCATCGGCGTCGAGGGTGATACCTGCGATGGTCGAGATATTGACGGTAATGATATTCAACAAATGGCCGACAGCTTCGACCCGCGCGTTTATGGCGCTCGTATTAATCTGGAGCACATCAAGGGGTTATATCCTGACGGCGATTTTAAACGGCTGGGCGATGTGGTGGCATTAAAAGCCGAGAAGATTGAGGACAACTCTATCCTCAACGGCAAGCTGGCGCTATTTGCCAAACTGACCCCCACGGAACCGCTCGCTGATATGGTGGCCGCCAGCCAGAAGATTTACACCTCAATGGAGATTCGCCGCAATTTTGCCAATACCGGCAAAGCCTATCTGGTGGGGCTAGCGGTCACCGATGACCCCGCCAGCCTCGGCACCGAAGTGCTGGCGTTCAGCGCCAAGGCGAAAGTGAACCCGTTCGCCGGTAAGAAAGACCACCCTGATGATCTGTTTTCCGTCGCCACACTGGCGGAACTGGAATTCGAAGACGCTCCCGACACCTTACTCAACAGCCTGACCGACAAGGTCAAAAACATCTTTAGCCGCAAGCAGGCCAGCGACGATGCGCGTTTTCACGATGTGCATGAAGCGGTGACCGCCGTGTCCGAACAGCTACAGAGCAACGGTGAAAGTGTTGAGCAACGTTTTGCCGCGCTTGAACAAAAGCTCCAATTGCTGACTGAGCAAGCCAGCGCCGACCAGCAAGCGCTCTCCACGCTAAAAGGCCAGCTCGGTAACAGCGAAAGCTTTAGTCAGCAGCGCCGACCACAGGCCAATGGCGGCAATGGTGAAGAGATGCACCTGACCAACTGCTAACCGTGGCGCACCCGCCAGACCCTATTTGATGGAGAGAAATGATGCGCCCGAACACTCGTTTTAAATTTAATGCTTTCCTGAGCCAAATTGCGCGGCTGAACAGTATCGACGTCGGCGATATTGATAAGAAATTCAACGTCGAGCCATCGGTGACGCAAACCTTGATCACCACGGTGCAAGAGAGTTCCGACTTCCTGACCCGCATCAATATGGTGCCAGTGGATGAGCAGACCGGTGAAAAGATTGGTCTGGGTGTCACCGGCTCTATCGCCAGCACCGCCGACACCGACAATGGCGGCGAGCGCCAGACCGCTGATTTTGCCGCACTGGAGTCACGTAAATATCAGTGTGAACAGGTCAATTTTGACTTCCATATGCGCTACAACACCCTCGACCTGTGGGCGCGCTATCAGGATTTCCAAATCCGCTTACGCAATGCCATCGCCAAACGTCAGGCGCTGGATTACATCATGGTTGGATTTAATGGCATTGCGCGCGCTGCCAAATCTGACCGCAGCAAAAATCCGATGTTGCAGGACGTGGTGGTCGGTTGGCTACAAAAGCTGCGCAATGAAGCCCCTAAACGGGTGATGGACAGCTACACCCGCGAGGACGGCACGGTCTCTGACCTCATTCGCATCGGCAAAAATGGCGATTATGCCAACCTTGATGCGGTGGTGATGGACGCCACCAACAGCATGATCGAGCCATGGCATCAGGAAGACCCTGATCTGGTGGTGGTCTGTGGCCGCCAACTGCTGGCGGATAAATATTTCCCGCTGGTCAATCAGGAGCAGGCCAGTACCGAAGTTCTGGCTGCCGATGTGATTATCAGTCAAAAACGCATCGGTAACTTACCGGCGATTCGAGTGCCGTATTTTCCCGCCGATGCCATGCTGATCACCCGTCTGGATAACCTGTCGATCTACATCATGGACAGCGCCCATCGCCGTCACATTGAAGAAAACGCCAAGCGCGACCGGGTGGAAAACTATGAGTCGCTGAAAATTGACTTTGTGGTTGAGGACTACGGCTGTGCCTGCCTGATTGAGAATATTCAAGTGGGCAGCTTTGAGCCGCCAGAAACCCCAGTTGCGGACGAAAACGCAGAGCAGAAAACGGAGGCGTAGCCCATGTCCAGCCCTGCACAGCGTCACATGATGCGGGTATCCGCAGAGCAGGCGGCACAGCGCGGTAACACCGGTTTACGTCATGCCAGCGGCTACGAACTGATATTGATGAGATTGTCCGGCGATATGCGCATCTTGAAAGGTGTGCGATCGGTCGAGCGCAAAGCGGTGCTAAAGCGCGGCATGTTGCCAGAGTACGCGCCGTGGGTCGCCGGTGTGCTGGCCGAAGGGCGCGGTGCGCAGGATGCAGTGCTGATGACGGTGATGGTGTGGAAGCTCGACGCCAATGATATTGCTGGTGGGCTGGCTATCGCCCGTTATGCCTTACAGCACCGGCTTGCCATGCCAAGTAAACACAACCGACCAGCGGCCTATTTTCTGGCGGAAGAGGTGGCTATTGCTGCTGATCGCTTGCGCAGTGCCGGTGAGCCTGTTGAGCCAGCGCTGTTACTTGAAACGATGGCACTGACTGACACCGCTGATATGCCAGACAAGGTGCGTGCCAAGCTACATAAAATCACCGGATGGGTGCTGCGCGATGCCGGTCAATCAGTACAGGCACTGGCGCATCTTAAGCGCGCCATGCAACTCGACCGGCTGGTTGGAGTGAAAAAGGATATTGAGCGGTTGGAGCGCGCGCTTAACGTTGCCGCTGCCTCGCCCCCGAAACGGCAAACTACGGCGAAGACCACACAACGCAGGCGAACACCGGATAAACCGGCGGCTCGCTCGCGGAAAAAGGCGGTGCCAAGCATCAGTCGATAACAGAACGCGCCCCGCGCCGGGCGGCACGCAGATAACACCGGTTTTGCCTGGCTTGATCTCTGCGTCCACCGCCCACCCATTACAAGGATTTGTCATGACGACAATCATCATCCCTGCTCTTGAACCGCGCGAAGCGGTGATTAAAAACACCTGGTTTTGGCCGGATATCGATCCGCTGCGTATCCGCGAGCTGATGCGGTTGGAGCATAGCGTGACCCCCGAGCGCTTGCGCGAAGCTATTCGCATGGGGATGGCGGAATCCAACGCTGAATTACATCAGTTTCGTGCGCACCATATCGCCGCTGGTTTCACCTGTTTGGCTGAGGTTCCCGCCGAGAAAATCGATGGGGAAAGTGAGAAGTGCTTCCACTACCAGCGCGCGGTGTCGGCCTTTGCCAGCGCCAGCCTGTACGAGCGCTATCGCGGTTACGACGCCAGTGCCAAAGGTGACAAGAAAGCCGATGCCGCTGAGTACACCGCCGATACTTTGTGGCGCGATGCCCGTTGGGCCATCAGCCGCTTGCAAGGCTGCCCGCGTGCCATCATCGGGCAAATCTGATGCGCATTATTACTGCGCAGGGAGACACTCTCGATGCCCTCTGTTTTCGCCATTATGGCCGTACAGCGGGCGCGGTCGAGGAGGTACTCGCCGCCAATCCGGGGTTGGCCGAGTTGGGTGTCATTTTGCCGCATGGCATTGGCATCGAGCTGCCAGCGATTAACACCGCACCGCAACGGGAGAGCGTCAATCTATGGGACTGAATATGGAGCGAACCAGCTCGACACTGGCTTATTTGGCTGCCGCTGCCTTGGCAGGTATTGGCGCGCTGACACCGCAGGATATTGCGGTGTTGATCGGTGCTGCCGTGGCGGTCGGCACCTTCTTCGTCAACTGGTACTACCGCCGCAAAAGTTACCGCCTGTTGGAACGAGCCGCCCTCGGCAGGAAGGTCTTTGATGAACTCGATCGCTAAGCGTTGCAGCATCGCCGTGGTATTGGCGCTGGTGGTTTTGCTGCCTCATTATCAGCAGTTGAAAACTTCGCCTGAGGGGCTGGCGCTAATCGCCAATCTGGAAGGCTGCCGCTTAGAGGCTTACCCGTGCAGCGCGGGTGCATGGACATCGGGCATCGGTCACACCGCTGGCGTGAAGCCGGGCCACCGTATCTCTGAACCTCAGGCTGCCGCCTATCTACTGGCTGATGTGCTGTGGGTCGAAAAGCGGCTGGCGGTCTGTCTGCCAGTGAAAATGCCACAATCGGTGTATGACGCGGTGGTCAGCTTTGCCTTTAACGTTGGCACTGCCGCCGCTTGCCGCTCAACGCTGGCGACCTTAATCAAACGCCAACAGTGGCGCGCAGCTTGTCAGCAATTGCCGCACTGGTCATACGTTAACGGCGTATGGCATCGGGGCGTGAACAATCGCCGTGCCGCCGAACTGGCGCATTGCCTCAAGGGAACGCAATGAAAACGCTGATGATATTGCTGCTGCTGGCGGTGATCGGGTTGTGGTGGATGAGCCGTGAAAATCGGGATTTATCGCGCGGTCTTGGCAGCGCTAACCTCCTGATCACCTTGCAGGAAAAAGACCTCAGCCGCGCCAGAGAGCAGCTCAGAGCGCTCAGTGAAAATGCCCGACGCAATGAGTTAGCGCAGCTTGCTTTGCGCCAACAGCTCGCCGCCGCACAGCAACTTAGCCAGCGCCGCAACCAACGGATGACAAGGTTACTCAATGAAAATGAAACTCTGCGCCGCTGGTATCAGTCTCTGTTGCCTGATGACATTGCCCGCTTGCACGCGCGCCCCGGATTCGATAATCCCACCGATTACCTGCGCTGGCTGTCCGAGAGTGGCGAGTTGCCGCATACCGGCCAGCCAGCCCAAAACTAATGGCGATCTCAGCGAAGATAATCGCCAGCTAGAGCGCGCACTGGTGAGTTGCGCGCTACAGATTGAAACCATGAAACAGTGTCAGGAGTCGCACCATGTTAAAGCCGAAAAGCCTGCGTAGTGTGTTAGAGCAGGCCGCGCCAGCACTGCGTAACAACCCGGATATGCTGCGGGTGTTTATTGATAACGGCACCATTGCCACCACGCTGGCGGCGTCTTTATCGTTCGAACATCAGTACACCCTTAACCTGATAATTACCGACTGGTATGGTGAGCTGGATTTGCTTATCGTGCCGATGAATGCGTGGTTGCGAGAGAATCAGCCGGACATAATGACCACTGACGAGGGCAAGCGGCAGGGTTTTAGCTATTTTGCTGATCTGAATAATAACGACAGTATTGATATTAGTTTTAGTCTCCGACTGACCGAGCGGGTGGTGGTGATGCAAATTGATCAAGCGCTGCATATCAACCATCTGGATGAGCCACCACTCCCAATACCCGCAGAGCGGCCAACGGATCTCTATATCAACGGTGAGTTAGTGAGCCAGTGGGATGAGTGAATTAACCCATTTTGAGCAACGCCTCGCCGGGCTAATTGAGAAACTATCACCGGCCAGTCGTCGCCGACTTGCCGCCAACATCGCCAAACAACTGCGTATTAGCCAGCAGCAACGCATCAAACGCCAACAAGCCCCTGACGGCACGCCTTACGCCGCGCGAAAAGCTCAACCGATCCGAGGAAAAAAAGGCCGGGTGAAACGCGCTATGTTCCTCAAGCTACGCACCAACCGCTATATGACGGCCAAAGGCACACAGGAGGCAGCAACCGTGGCATTTGTCGGGCAGGTACAAAGAATGGCGCGGGTGCATCAGGAAGGGGGGAGGGATAGGGCGGGGAGGTCGGGCCGAGAAGTACGATATGACTCTCGCCCCTTAATAGGAATTAGTAATAACGATATCAAAGAAATAGAGCTGACCATTATCAACTACTTTAGTATTTGAAATATCCACAAGGCTATCGGGCTTGTGGATATCTGTTTATAATCGTTCTTCTTTTAACTTCAATATATATTTGTTGATTTGATGGAAGTTAAACAATCCGATTAAAAAATAGAGAGCAAGCAAGAAATAAAAAACCCCACCCCAATAAAAAATTCGATACTCTAAGTCATTTTTTTCTATTTGCCTAGACAACCATAAATCTTCTTCTTTTTCCGACGTTAATAAGTAATAGCAACTTCTAGCTCTGGTTGTATTAGCATATCCAGCTGCCTGATATTTTTTACAATCTGTTTTGGTCATAAAGAAATTTTCATTTTTGTCTGTTATGTGTTGTGAGTTCAACCGATGGATGCAACACATTGGTTAAAACGCTCTGCGGGTGATTCATAGTCTAGCGTTTTTCTTGGCCTCTCGTTGAGCTGCCTCGCAACACTATTTAGTCTTTGCTGGCTGTGAACCGATAAGTCAGTTCCTTTTGGAAAATACTGCCTGAGTAATCTGTTCGTATTTTCATTGGAGCCGCGTTGCCAGGGGGATTGAGGATCGCAGAAGTAAACCTGAATATCTGTGGCTACAGTAAACCGGGTGTGGCTGGTCATTTCAGCACCCCGGTCCCATGTTAATGTTTTATAAAGTTCAGCAGGTAATTCCCGGGCTTGTTTGATGAGTGCAGATATAACCGTTATGGTCTTGTTGTCCCTGACTTTGGCCAGCATAACAAAACGGGAATGACGTTCTACGAGGGTGACGATATAGGAGTTTTTAGAGCCCTGGATCAGGTCACCTTCCCAGTGCCCTGGTATAGCTCTGTCAGCGACTTCAGGTGGCCTTTCGCTGATAGAAATCGTATCCGGGATTGACCCTAATCCTTTCCCTTTAAGCGATGATGTTCTGGATCTACGCACGACTCTTCCGCTTCTGAGGCATTGCTGCAGTTCTTTTTTTAATGCACCCCGGGTTTGTATAAAAAGCGTTTTATATATCGTTTCATGTGACACATGCATTTCCTGATTATCCGGATAACAGCGTTTCAGCCAACCGGCGATTTGTTCCGGCGACCAGTCCTGATGCATCTTCTCTGCGATGATTTTACACAGTGTGGGTCTTTCAATTAGCTTGCAAGGTTTTGGTCTCAGAGCATTTTCCCACGCAGCAGTATCCGCTTTTGATGCACGGTATTGTTTTGCACCACCGTGCCTCTTGATCTCGCGGCTAATCGTTGAAGGTGCTCTCGATAGCTTGTTTGCGATCGCTCTGATGCTGATTTTTGTTACCAGCGCTCTGGATATTTCCTCTCTTTCATCAAGTGAAAGAGCTAACGGATGCCGCTTTCGGACAGGGGGACGATATCCACCAGTCTGGTGGATAGTGGGCATAATAGAAGAATGATATCTGTCGAACATTCTGGCGATATCATGCAGGGAATCACCTTGCTTATACCTGTCCCAGATAATCGCTTTCTGTTCTGGCGTGTAGTTAATGCGCGTTCTTCGTTTCATGGCAACGTCCCCCTTGATTAAGGATAGCGTTGCATCGACCCGTTGAACTCACAGTTCTAAAGAGACAAATTCATTACTATCAATGGGATTAATACGATAATATCCAATTTTATAAGAATGTGTTGTGTAATAAATAGAGTAAAAAGAAAAAGCGAAAAATATAATTATAGCGAATATGAAAAATGCAAAAAAGAAACGCGAGCGTTTTCTATCCCCTATGTATCCGAAAATAGATGTAAAAATCAACCCAATCCTTTGTATTTTACCAAGATTCATTTCATGTCTAATCAAATTTGCATCATTAATACTTCTAACGTTGGCACCTTCTAATGCTTTAAATAGTTGTAGGTCATATGCAACACTCTCGGATTTTTGTAATTTACCATTGTAGTAAGATAAGTTGAAAGCCCGAGTGAAAAGTCTGAATAAGAAAGAAACCCCTCCCAATCTAATTGTTATAAATATCGCTACAATAATTACTAATATTAGTTTGTATACTTCAATAGGTAATCCAAACATGTGTTATATCCCTATTATCTTATTTTATTATAAGAGTGATTTAGTATGTTGTTTTATTCGACACTTTTTTGGCATATCCGCACCAGTATTATTATTGATGTTGATAATGGTCTAAAAAGTTATTATGAAACATATTAGGATCAACTGATAAACCTAGTAAGGCGCTAGGTTTATCAAGACTGATTTACTTTTCCTAAACAAGAATTATTTAAATTGTAATTCGTTTGTTCTTTTTTTAGTCATGTCATATTGACACTCAAACATTTTTGTTATTTCTAAATCAGTGCCTTTTGCTGATATCTTTCCGCAGATTGCTTCTTTATTTTTGATCCATTGCCTTTGTTCATTAAGTAGTGTCTTTTGTTTTTCTTTGTCTAAGGCATGCCATGCATCGCCAAGCTGTTGGTCTGCCGACATGAACTTATCTCTAGCCTCGTTCACTGTCATAACTTGAGATTGTTGCTGACTTTTCTCTTGTGCTGGCTTCAGAACCGGAGGTTCAATTTGCTGTTGAGCCTGCTGTTGAGCCTGCTGTTGAGCCTGCTGTTGCTGACGCTTTTCTTGTTCTATTTTATTTTGTTCTTCTATAGGTTTTAAAATAGATAATGTTGAAATATAAGCTGCACCAGCAGATGCGCCATTATTTACTGCTACCTTAACAAATACAGTCTTTTTATCATCAGTCGGTTGGACTGTATAGTTAACTTGGGTAGAGAAAACATTCGCATTTTGTTCTAAATTCAGACGCTCCATTACTTTATCTAGATTATATTTATAGTTTTCGCGAGAAAATTCACTTAATGAATTATATTCTTCTGGTGATATTTTTATGCTTACTGTAGCCGCACAGGTTCGAAGAGAACTATTGGGATCTTTACTGGTAGTTGTGATATTGGAAACATCAAAAACAATTTTTTCCAGCGCAGAACGTCTTATTGCATTTGTAGCGTTTTCTACTGAGGCAGTTTCTTGAGAGATTTGTTGCATTGCTGATTTTTTCAGTACATCGGTTAACGCTTGAGTACTCACTGTTGATGAGCATTCAATCGCATCATCGTCACCACATCCCGCCAGTAGAGAGACGATAAATAGTAACGGTATTTTATTATTCATTTTTTACCCTTGAGGCAGATTAATTTTATGAGAGGTTACGTGTACTGCAATGCTAAATATAATAGCTTTATATATACAATAAAACTGACTTTTATAAATTATCATAAATCAAAATGTACCACTATTTTGAGCTATTGATGCCAGTGCCATCAATCTGATTGTTAATTCTTTTTTAACTTAATTTACTAAACACTTATAACTATGGGTTGTTGTATGAACGCTCAAACAACCTAACTCAATTGCCGCTAAATCCCCTTGGCAGCATCCTTTCCCCATGAACACACAAACCCAACTTTCTGAAATCCAGCGCTTACTGCGCAACCTGATCCGCACCGGTGTCGTGATTGACGTCGATGCCGATGGAGCCTTATGTCGTGTCCAAACCGGTGAGATCCAAACAGATTGGCTGAACTGGTTAACGCGTCGCGCTGGCCGTTCGCGTGATTGGTGGGTACCGTCATTAGGTGAACAGGTGTTGCTACTGGCCGTTGGCGGTGAGTTAGATACCGCTTTTGTACTACCTGGTATTTACTGTGATGACTTCCCGCCGCCGTCCAGTTCGCCCGAGGCTTATCATGCCACCTTTCCTGACGGCGCAGTTATTGAGTATGAGCCTGAGACCGGCGCACTGGTTGTGACCGGCATTAAAACCGCCGAGGTGGTGGCATCTGTTTCCGTTGCCGTCACTTCGCCGTCCGTCACCGTTACCGCTAGTAAACAAATCACCCTCAATACACCCGAGGTGGTTTGTACTAACAAGCTGACCACAGTAACGCTGGAGGTACAAAAGGGCGGCGTAATGAAAGGTGATATTGAGCACAGCGGTGGGACGTTTAAATCCAATAATGTGCAGTTGGATAAGCATAACCACGGCGGCGTTAAGCGCGGTGGGGATAATACAGTGGGGATAAAGTGAAATTCAGCAAATGTGCATTTGTTCCAACTAAAATGACGTGTATAATTTATACCTAAATGGGTATAATTTAACGCATGGATTAGCGGATGAAGCCACTTTATTGGGTCGGTAGCAGTAAGAAGGATCTCCAATCTCTACCTGAAGATGTACAAGATATTTTCGGCTACGGCCTGCATTTGGCGCAGATGGGCAGTAAACATTCCCAAGCTAAGCCATTGAAAGGGTTTGGTGGTGCGGGTGTACTGGAAGTTGTTGAGGATTACATCGGTGATACCTACCGAGCGGTTTACACCGTTAAATTTGGTCATGCGGTGTATGTGTTACATGCATTCCAGAAAAAATCTTCATCAGGGATCGCCACGCCAAAGCCAGATGTGGATAAGATCCGCGAGCGGCTGAAAGCCGCAGAAAGCCACGCTAAAGGAGCATAATATGAGCCATGATATCGAAATCAGCAGCGGTAACGTTTATGCCGATCTTGGCAAAGATAATGCTGAAGAAATGCAGGTAAAAGCACAGCTTGCTAACACCATTGGTAACATTATTAAAAGCCGCCGCCTGACACAAGAACAGGCCGCCAAGCTGCTGGGAATGACTCAGCCTAAGCTGTCTAATATGTTGCGCGGGCAGTTTCGAGGCATTAGTGAGGCCAAAATGTTGGAGTGCCTGACCCGCTTGGGGCGCGATGTGCAAATTGTCGTCGGGAAAGCGCGCCGCACTCCTGGTAGCCTGAAAGTGGTGTTTGCCTGATATCCCTAACAGCCCGTACCATCGGGCTGTTCTAATTCCCCCTATTGTCCTATCCCCCACACATCCCTCCTAAGATGTTATCCGCGCCCATTAGCAGCAAACTGACTTGAAATACTCGCGCGAATTTTGAGGGCTGCATGACCACAGCAAAATACCTCGGCATGAACCGCAACGCCGGGCAAACCATTACCGACGCGGACCACATCAACCAGTCAATTGCAGACATTCTGATTACCCCGGTGGGGTCACGTGTGATGCGCCGCACTTATGGCTCGCTGCTATCGGAGCTGATTGACCAGCCACAAAATCCGGCCCTGCGCCTGCAAATTATGGCCGCCAGTTACAGTGCCATTTTGCGC